GTCAACTTTGTCTTCAAGAACCTCATCAAGGTTACGGTCTGTAATCTCGATGCTGTCTCGGTTCTCCTTGAGTACGTCAAGGACAACCTTGTAGAGCTGAGGGCTCCGAGCCTCTGGGTTGGACAGATCGTCCATCAGAGAGTCAAAGAGCTTCTCGCCCATCTTAGTATAATCTTTCATGTAAGCTCCCAGGTTTCTACGCCGCCTGTAATAACGCGACGATAGGTAAAGGAATCTGCACCCGTGGTAATCTCAGCCTTGAGCTGATCAGGGGTCCATCCAAGCATCAGCGTCTCGTCATCGTCAGTGATTATAGATGGAGTAGTAGTCCCGTTCTGAGACCGCACATCTGGCTTATAAGTAGGCGTGGCGTTCTGCGCAACGACCGTAATAGGTACATCCGCAATAACGCAGCCCGCTCCTAGATCTCCACTAAACTGAACTACTGACGGCTCGGTGAGCCCCGGCTCTCGAGCCACAAGGCCCGCGGCTGGGAAGTACTGATCTTCTGGGGCCGCCGGGGTAATTCCCTGACCCGCAGTGCCCCGTTCAAGGGGAACTGTGTAAACAAGATCAGCAACACCTGTCGCAGCATTCCACTGATACACCTTAGCCGTGCCCTTGTAGGGGCTGGCAATAGCCACACCGGAGTTACCGCCGTCGCCTGCGTTGTCAATGAAGAAAGGCTGCGCTACGATCTGCGACATAGCTGCCGTCGGAATCATAGGGCTGGCCTCAAGACCAGCGCTGTCCGCCCCTGAGTAAGCAGAAATCAAACCATTTACTCGCATGCGGGTTGCACCACGAGGCTCGTAGTCCGCGTCATTTGCACCGGTACTGCCACTGGCATCAAAGTCTACAGGAGAGCCGGGGTTGATTACAGGGAAATTCCCGGTAGCTCCGTCTCTCACGTAATACTTAGACGTAGTGTTAGCATAGGGTGCACTAACGAAGCCAGACCTCGGCCAGGTTATACCGTCATTAGTAAGAGGCATAACAAGGCGAGCATCATAGAATCGAGATGCACCATCCTGCGCCCGCTGAGGCTCGGCCGGCGGGGCATTGCCCATCCTAGCCTGCACACAAGCCATGACTGGGCTGGTAGCTTCAAGCAAGTACTCACCGTTTGCATTCGTGTAGAAGTAACAAAGCTCAAAAGGCTCTAGCTCCTTAGGAGCCTGGCCGTTAACCTCGTTACCGTTCTTTGAGAATGTCACAGTGGATGGGAGGGGGCCATTACAAACAATGACCTGACCAGTATCAGCGTTGGTGTTCTGGGAGTTACGAAAAGCATAGAGGAAGGTGCTGGTAAATGCCAGGCCCAAGCTCATTAGAGGCATGGGAGATTCCTGGCCGCCAATCACCTGCTCGCCCATTCCGTAGAAGCCCTGAGTACTCGTGATAACAGCTCCCGGATTGAGACCCGTAAAACAGATAGGTTCACCTAGAGACATAAACTCTCTATACAAAACAGTCTTGCTATTGTAATCTGCGCCAGAGGCAAAGACTTCAACAACATTACCGTTGCCTAGAGAACATCCCTGTACTTTACCTGACGTTGTAGCGCCACATACCAGCACCGTCTTAGCGGGCTGGCCGGCAGCTGCAAGGAGGCCCTGCTCTACGTTGAGCCCAGCGCCCTTGGCAAACGACAGAGCCGCAGCGTCAGAGCCACCCTCTCCGCCCGTCCCGGGTTCACCAGGAGGGCCTTGTTCGCCAGGGTCGCCCTGTGGTCCCTTGTCTCCGACAGGGCCCTGATCACCAGGCAGACCAACGCCGCCAGTCTGACCGGGGTCTCCAGCAACGCCAGGATCCCCTGAGGGTCCCTTGTCGCCAACAGGTCCTTGGTCACCCTGACTACCTTCTTGCCCGGGAGGACCCTGTTCACCGACGGGGCCTTGCAGCCCACGGTCTCCAGCGTCACCCTCCGGGCCCTTGTCTCCAGGGCCCCCAGGGTCGCCCTGAGGGCCTTTGTCGCCTACAAGGCCCTGGTCCCCAGTTGAACCCTTGTCGCCCTCTACGCCGGGTTCTCCGGCCTCTCCGGGCACGCCCTGCTCACCGACGGGACCTTGATCACCGACGGGACCTTTGTCTCCTCGGGGCCCTTTGTTTCCCTCAACGCCATTGCCTGTATCAACAACCGGACCACGATTGTGCTTGTGGTCATGGGTATGCTGCTGGGACTTATGGCGCCGGAAAGCTGAGGCAATCATTTCACGAACTGTTTTCTCGTCCATCAGTAGGCACTCCGCTTCCGCATAGACTGAGGCTTAGCCGGTCCCTTCTGGTGCTTAGCCACCGGAGTAGGGATCTTCTTGCCAGCCTTCTTCTTCTTTTTCTTAGCTGCCATTGTTGGCCTTTCTCTTTTCTTCTTTAGCTTTTCTAGCTTCCGCAGGACGGACCCGCGGCAGCTGCCTAGGGTTTGGCATCTTTTTCTTTTGCGATCTCAAGTAGGGTAATCCTTGTTTCATGATGATGCAAAGTGTTGTTGATATTGTGAATATTACTCCGATTCTTTTCGGTCTCTTTAATCACATTGTCCAACTTGGTATCGATCACAGGGATCTTCCATACACGGACAAGAGCCGTACCTAGCATAAGTACAATAAGACCGGCAAGAAACAGGATGATTTCAATCTCCATGTTTTCCATCACCGACCCCTCGCAATCGACGAACCGCCCAGATAGAAGCCAACAGCGGCCAGCAAAGCAGCGCGCAGCTCAGGCAGTACAACGATACCAGTAAGACGGTTCCAGCCTCCCGTGAAGAGACCGAGGATGTCCCAGGGAGCTCGCTCGTCTTCGACGTAGGTGGGCATTCCAATGAGTCCACCGATGAAGGGTGCGAGACAGAGGACCCAGAGGACGGTAAAGACGAGCACCCGACGGCCGACATGAGAACCACGCATGCTAGCGCGGTCAGCGGAATCGTCAGCCACAGCTTGCTTCTGTAGCAGCAGCTCTGTCGTCTTTTGCTGGTTCTCGGACACCATGCCCATATAACGAAAGATGAAACCCATAAGGCCACCTCCCAGCATACTAATAAGTTCTGTAGTCATTTTGTATTAAATTTCCATTATGTACGATCGACGGGATACTCAGGAGGGACCGCCCCGTCCTTCCATCCATATACCCGCCACACGTCTCCGATGATGAATTGTTCAGGAACCAGGAGCCGCCACCACCACAGACCTTTCCCGTATTGCTT